ACGTCATACTCGATAATGTTGCCGACGCCGCCCGTCGACAGAATGAGCACATGCCGCAAGCTGTCATAGGTGATCAGATCAAGCGTGTCGGTGTGCACATAGCTCGCCGTGACCGCGGTACCGAACTCGTCGAGCTTCCATAGTGTTTTCGCGATCGCCGGGTTGCCCGCGTTCCAGAGCAGCAGCCATCCGCGCCCCATATAGTCGTCAAACACCATGTCGGTGAAGTCGTGCGTAAACGCGACGCTGCTGAGCACGGCGCCGTTGAATTTGTTGATCTCATAGAGCGCATGCGTGCCGCTCGTGGCGAACCATAGATCCTGCGTTCCGGGGTTGAGATAGGGACCGTTGAGCCCGATCGGCCAGGCGCCGCCGCTGAAATCTGCCGAATAGAGCTCGACGCCGCTGGCGGCATCGATGCGCGCGTAAGTGCGCCCGCCGACCGCACCGCCGGCGAGGTAAATGCTGCCGGTCGATGGATCATAGACGGGCTCGCCTAAAAACCCGTTCATCAGTTGCGCACCGTACACATAGCCGACGATCGCGCCGGTGTCGGCATTCAGTCGCACCATGTAGGGATCCGCCGCCGTCGTTTGGTGCAGCTCTTGCCAAACCTCATTTAAGAGCGGGTTATAGACCGCGTGCTGACGCATATTCGCCGGCGAGCTGTACACCGTGACGGGATCGGTGATCGTGCCGACGCAAACGACTTCGAAGCTTAGATTGGGTATGCGATTGCCGAAGCGCTCGAGCGGCAGATCGGTGAACACGGCGTAGCCTTGCCCGCGGTACGCCGGCACGTTGCCGACGCCAAGGTACGCTTCCATCGTCGGATCCGGCATCTGCGTCTCGGTGCCCGGATACACGGTGAGGGGCAGCGCGACGTCGTCTATGTTGAGATTCAAAAAGAACGCTTGCGAAGCCGACAGCCCGATCGGGCCGCTGTTGCCGTCGCTCGCGTCATAGATCAAATGCCCATCTGCCCAAATCTTGCGAACCGCCGTGATTTCGTTCGCGCACAATGAAACCGCGAACGTGCCGTAATAGCTGTATGTCGTCTCGCTCGTCGGCGGGCCGCCCTTGCCGCCGGAGTCGTGCGGCACTTCGCGCAAATCGGTTGCCCAAATGATATTGCCGGCGATCCGCGCCGTGCCGTAAACGATCGGGATCGGGATCCCATACGTCGACGCCTGCACGCTTTTGTCATTAATGCGCGGCCCCTCATTGTGCGCCCCGCCCTCGAGATAGCCGCCGAGATAGCTGCCGACGAGAAAGCCGACTTGCGCACCGTAGGGCCCGAAGTACGAGCCGATCACGGCACCGGCAACGCCGAGCGCGAGCGACGCCATCAGTGCTCCACTTTCGGAAAGGCAAACGCGTCGACCATGCGCGCGGCCCATGTGCGGTCGAAGGCATGCTCGACGACGCGCCCGACTGCGCGGTGCGTGTGAATCATGCCGTAGTCGGTGACGATCGCGAGATGTTGCGGCAGTCGCGTAAAGCGTAGCAGCAGAATATCGCCGAGCTTCGGCTCGCTCACGCGCTCGGCGTGCGTCTCGAGTAGCGAGCGCATGACGTGCCCCTGCGGTTCCACGCCGTAGCCGTTGACGTCAAAGTCGCTCAGCGCGAGCTCGTGCGCGACGATGATGATCAAGCCGGCGCAGTCGAGCCCGAGCCGTGTGCGGCCCTGATGCAGCCACGGCACGCCGAGATAGCCGCGGGCGCATGCGACGATGTCGGCGCGCTCGATCACATGCCGCCTACTTGCAAAGTGCGATCGAGCCCGGGGACGTAAGGCTCGCCGCGAAAGTTGAGCACGTTTCCGAATTTGGTGATGCATGTCTGCAGCGACTTGTCGCATCCGGTGTGCACGCTGAATGTGTCGCCGGCTTGCACGGTGTACGGCATGAGCAATTGCAGCACCGTCAAGCCGCTCGCCGCCGTGTATTCCTTCACTTCCATTTCTAAGCCGGCATTGTCGCCCGCGGTCCACGTCAGCATGCCGCCTTTGAAATAATCATCCGGCGGCGTGCCCGTCGTGCTCGGCGTGAGCCGCACCGTCGCGCCCGGCAGATCCGTCGTAAATTGCCGATCGCTGGAAACCGCGAGCACCGTTCCGGCCGCGGTGTAATCCGTCAAGTCGACCGTGCACCGCTCATCGCCGAGCCGCGCCCGGCAGCCGGGCGAATAGAGCTCGACGACGGTGCGCGTCAACGCCTGCAGCAAGCCGCGCAGCTCGGCGACGAACTGCCCGCGCTTGAGCGAAACCTCGCCGAGCGTGCCGCGGCGCTCATGAATGCGCCCGCTGCCCGGGCTCGCCCAATTCACGCGGAAGATATTGATCGCCGCGTAATCCCAAAGCCCCGCCATGAAGTCGGCTTCGAGAATCACCGGCGACTCAAGAAAGCCTTGAATGTCTAAGTTGTCGACCGAGAGATCGCCGCTCGTTTGAATCTCGCTCGCGTCATAGCCGGAGCTCGCGAGATAGGTGATGCCGTCGACGACGATATCCTGATCGTGATCGGTGAACGCGTATTGCGTGCCGTTGGTGAGCGTCACGAGCCAGCACGTCGCAAGCGTCGTGACTTCCTGCACGATATGAAGCTGCAGCGGCGCGCTGATCGTCTTCGTCATATGCGGATCTCGATCATGCCGATTGTATTGAGCCGGTAAATATTCGGCGCCTGAATCATTACAGCCGCATAGTCGGAGTCGAACCGCACCGGCACGTCGAAGGTGCCCGCCCATGCGAGCGCCTCGCCGGCTTGCGCGAACTTGCGCCCGATGCCCGAGCCGAGCGTGATCGTGTCGCCCGCGGTGTTTGTCGCGAGCACGAAGGTATAGGGGCCGCTGCCGCTCACGCTGTTGATGGTGTGCGCGATGCCGTTGACGTCGGCGGCATCCGCGCCGGTGAAGCCGGACAAGTACAGCAATTGTCCGGCCCCCAGCGCCCCCGGATTGCTCGTGAGCACGACTGTCGTCGTCGTGCCCGGTGTGATCGATGTCGCTGCCGAGCTCGCATCGGCGACGAAAGTGACGGCGCCGGTTGCGGTGTCGAGCGCGTAATTGCCGGCGCCCGCGCCCGCGGTTTGCAGCACGCCGCCGCGATAGATGGCGATCGGCTCGTCGTTGGCGGGCTTGGAAATCTTGCGGTATTCCTCGAGCGCCCCGCCGCTGTCGTAATGTTTGAAGAGTTGATAAACCTGCTCGCCGGTCGCATTGCTCGACGTGCCGAGCGTGCCGTTATCGACCGTGACTTGATAGTCCGACCAGTCGCGCAGCCGGAATCCATGCGCGCGGCCCCTGACGGCGCGGAACCATGCGAGCAGCTCGTCTTTGACTTCGTCGACCAGCGGCATTTCGATCGAGTACTTCGCGCGGGCTTGCTCCCAACGGATATTGCGCTGCTCGACGCCGCTATTCACGGCTGCGATATCGGTCGCAAACTCCGGGCCGCCGACGGCGCCATAGCTCACGCAAAACGGGAAGCGCGGCGATTCTAAAAATGCCATCGTTTTATCTCCGCGCTAGAGCGCGCTGCGATGCGAGCGCCATACTCGTTAGTATTTGCCCTTGCGAGCGCTGGAAGCTCGCCGCATCTGGCGTTGTGACATTCATGCTCACCGACACATTGCCGCCGACGCTTTGCCCATTCGGCACGACTTGCCCGGAGAATGACGGGCGGATGAGCTCGGGCCCTTTCTCGCCGACCAACAGCAAATCGTTCGGGCTAAACATGCCCCCGCCTGCCATCGCTTGCGCATAGACGACGGTGCTCGTCGTGCTTTGCGCGAGCGTCGACGATCCGCCGGCGGCGCCCGCCGCGCTGGCGCCGAACAAGCTCGACAGAAAGCCGCCGATGCCGGCGGCGCCTTGCGTGGTGTCCGCGCCGAACAATGAACGAAAGAGTTTTTTCGCGAGCTCCTGCGCGATCATTTGGTTGATCGCATGCACGACGGATTTCGCGAAATCGTTGAATGCTTCCTCCGCGCTCTTCGTGTGCTCGACGAACTCGACCAGCGCGTCGGCTGCCGCGCCGATGAACGCGTCGTTAATCGCCTTGCCGACTTCGTCGATCGAATTGGCGAGTATTTCATTTTGTGCGATGAGATCGGCGAGCCGCTCTTTTTGCTCATTAGTGACCGTGCCGAGCTGCTGCAATTTCTCGATTTCTTGCTGATTGAGCGCAATCGTTTTGCGGCGCGCGTCATTGATTGCGGCAGCCGCTTCGAAATCGGTGCGGCGCCCGGATCGCACTTGCGCCGCGATCACGGCTTCGGTGCGCCCGAGCTGGTTCTGAATGCGATCGGCTTCGGCGAGCGCTTCATTGAACCTCAATTGTTGCGTGAGCAATTGTTTTTGCGTCTCGAGCTTGTCGAGATCCTTTTTGTTTCCTTCCGCCTGCAAGCGCAATTGCTGCTCAAGGTGCTGCGAATTAAATCGCACGTTCGCGGCTTCCTCGAGATGCCCCGTCAGCTCGAGCACCGTCGCGTCGGTCTCATCAAGCGCTCTTTGAAAGGCGCGCTGCCCGAGCACATACGCGGTTTTGAGTTGCTCTTCGGCGTCTTTGCCGGCCGCGACGGCTTCATTACGCCGGGCGAGCAATTCGTTTACTTTGGTTTCCTGCGCGGCGCGCGTCGCTGCATCAAAGAGCGGCTTTCCGGCCGCGCTCTTTGCATTTTGAAGTTGCTGCGCTCCGGCGATTTCGCGGTCATAAGCCGCGAGCGTTTCGTCCGTGAATTTCTTTTGCGCCGCGAGCCGCTTGTCGTATTCCTGATCAAGCGAGATCGTGATCTCGGACGACTGCCGCGTGATCGTCGAGTTAGTCTGTTGAAAAGCTTGCTGCGCTTCGCGCCGCGCGGTGTCGGCTTCGCGGCTTGTCTTTTCGAATACGGTGCGCGCGTCTTGCTGCTGCTGCGCTAACAGTTTGGCAAGCCGCCCGCGATCGCCCGAGCCCGCTGCCGCATCGTCGGCCGCCTTTTGCGCATCCGATGCCGCCTTGCCGACGCTATCCAAGAATTGTTTGACATATAGCGGTTTGCCAAAGCGCCCGGCAATGCGGTTATACACTTCGAGCGACGCATCGCCGATGTCGAGCAAGCTTTGTTTGGCGCCCGAGAGATCGAGCTTCGCCAAGCGCCCGAGCGCCTCGAGCACTTTATAAGCGCTCAGCGCGAGCAAGTCGACGACATCGATCAAGCTGAGAAATACATTCATCGTAATGCGCGCGACGTCAGCGACGGCGGCGATTGCAAGCCCGAAACCTTTCAGCACGCCCGATGCCGCCAACATGGCGAGCTTGAGCAAGCCCGTCTCTTCGGCGAGCTTGCGGGTGTCATTGATGAATGACGTGAAAAGCTTGATCAGCGCGATCACTTCGGGCAGCGTCGCCACCGCAACGGTGTTTTTCCACGCCTGAAACGCGCTCGACATATCCGTCGTCGCGTCGTCGGTTTGATCGGCAAGTGCGCGCAGTTTGGCGCCGAAGATTGCGCCCGATTCGGCTGCCGCCTTGACGCGCTCGTCGAACGTCTTGAAAAAGCTGTCCGCTTTGGTGCCGCTCTTGCCGAAAAACTCGAGCTCAAGGCGCGCCTTTTCCGCGCTCGGCGGCAGCGCCGCCAGCGCTTTCGCGGTGTCGCGCATGATGTCAGCGGTATTCCTGAGATTTCCGCCGCTCGTCAACGCCACGCCGAGCCGGGCGAAGTCCTCGGCGACTTGGTTTGTACCTTGCGCGCCTTCCGCGATCGCCTGATTGAGTTTATTCATCATGGCGAGAAAGGCGCCGGTGTCGATGCCGGCTTGCTTGGCGGCGATCGCCATCGCTTGAAATGCATCGGCGTTGATTTGCGCCGCATCCGCGGCGTCGCTCATTTCGTCGGCTTGCTTGGCGACCGCTAAATCGAGCGCCGTGATGCCCGCCGCGGCGGCCGTGGCGGCAATGCCAATGCCGGCGAATACGGCCGCCGTCGAGCCGCCGATAGCCGAGACGCCGCGCAAACTTTCGAACGTCTTGCGCAGCGATTCGCCGAGCCGCCCGACGCCCTCGCCCACACCGGCGCCCAGATTGCCGAGCGTGCGGGAAAACTGCTGCGAGAATGAGCGCGCGGCGTCGGATGCCTGATTGAACGATTTGCGCATATTGCCGGCAAACTTTTCGGCCGCATAACCTGCCTTGCCGGTGTCGCTGACGAAGCCCGCAGCGTCAAGCGATAGCTTGATAATGAGATCGCCTAGTGTTGCCATGGCTTCGCCTTCCTGCGCTTGTCAATGACGCGCCCCGTCGCGCCGAACTGCGCGCGAATGCGCGCGGCGGCGTCTTCGGCCGTTTCCACGGGCGCGGCTTCTTTGTACAAAAGGAACTGATCGAGCGTCGCTGCGGGCGTGTTTGCGCTGCGATTCATGTTGAACACGACTTGCGCAATGCGCGCAGCCCGCCTATCCGCTCGCGTTTCGTCGAACGGATCGAGCGCATAGAACACTTGCCACTCGAGCAGCTCGTAAGCGTCGAGCCGCTCTAGTAGCTCCGCGACGGTGCAGCCCAGTCGAAGCGCTAAGCTGAAGATGAAACGACGCTCAGACTGGGCTCGGAATTTTTTGCGACTTCCTCCGCAGCGTCAGCCGTCAAGCCGTTCAATCTTGCCGCGACTTGATAGACGCGCTCGAGCACGTCGGCATCATCCTCGCCGAGCTCTTGCACGTCTTTCGGATCGGTAAAAATCCGCTGTCCCGTCTCGTCGCACATCGCCAGCGCGCACACTGTCGCATACCAGTTATTCGGCAATTGCTCGCCGCGCTTTGATGCCGCCGCGAGCAGCTCGCCAAGGTGCTGCTTAGTGCGCGCACTGAACCGTCGAACGCAAACCTCGCTGGTGCCGTTCTCAGCCCATTCGGGCACCGGCACGCGCTCGAGATGCAAAGTGCGCTTGCTCAAAATTTGATCGCGCGTGAGGGATCCCATGCCAAACCTCACGCGGCGGCGAGCGCGGGCTCGGGCAGCGGCGTCACGCCGACATAGGTGATGTCGCCCGTCAGCCGCAGCGACACCGTGCCTTGAATCGCTTCGTTAACGCCGACGGTCCACGAGAATTGACGCACGAGCGCTTGAAAGACGGCGGTACCGGCGCCATTGGGAAAGACGACTTTGAACCAACGGGCAACGCCGTCATCTTGCGCAGCCATCAATTCGATTTGCGCCGGATCGCCGGGCACGAAGTTCACCGACAGCGACGCTTCGCCGGTGTCTTTCAAGCCGAGCCGCCGCTCGATCGCCGTCGAGCATAGCGTCGTGACGTCGATCTCGGCGGCTTGCCCGCCCGTCAGTGCGAAGTTTCGCAGCTCGCACATTTTGATCATGTGAAACGGCGTAAACGTGCCCCCGCTCGTGTAAGCCGTGAAGCCGGTTGTATCGACGATCTCGAAGGTATTCGCGTCCGGATTGTCGACGACTTGACTCGTACCGTTGAGCTCCGTCATACCGACGACAGCGGCGATTTCGCCGACGTCGCCCTCAAGCAAACCGTGCGCCGTGGAAGTGACAACGCCAGGATTGGCAGCAGTGATTCCGGTGATCGTGAGCGGCGTGCCGGTCGGCTCGCCCGCTTCCGATACGCCGATATAGACCGCGGCACCAATGGATGAAAGCGCGTTTGATGTGAAAGCCATGATTTTATTTCCTTCGCGATAGTGGAGGGATCCACGCGGGAATGTCGTCGCGGTCGTTCCGCCAGACGGACATTTCCACGAGCCAGCGATAAATTTTTTCGTCGTCGTCGGGGAAAGGTTGCATGCTCATCAGGTTTCCCGTGCTCGTCATCGCGTCAGCCACCGCGAACGCTAGATTTCGCGCGTCGCGATAATGCTCTGCATAGCAATCTATCTGCACGCGGATGTCATGCAAGCCGGGGCCGCATAACGTATCCGCGGTGTTCCAATCATCGCCGACATAGGTGTAGACGATCACCGGCAATTCTTCGGGCGTGCTCGGATCACGCTGCGGCCGGCGCAGCGGGTGCACATGCCCTTGCACGAGCGGCCCGAGTAGCGTTTTGATGTCTTCGTCGATCATTTGCCCGCCGCCTTTTGCGCTGCCTTTTCGACTTCCTCACGCAAGCGCTTGACGATGCGCTGACTCGAGCCCGATTTTTCCGACTCAAACGCCGGGCGCATGAATGGGCGGGCCGGCATGCGCGACGTGCCGAATTCGAGATAACGCCAATAGTACGGCGTCACGATGTTCTTTTTCTGACGCCTGCGCCGTTGCGCGCGAGCGGCGATCAGTTTCTTACTCTCGCGTTTTTTGCGTCGACGCTTGACGCCGACGCGCACTTGATCGGTGTACTCGTGCTCATTTTTCTTCACCGGATAGGAAACGATCGCCGTGCGCAAAAAACCGCTGTCGTCGTGCCATTGGTGAATCGCTTTGGCGTGCTCGCGTATCGGCTTGGCGCCCGACAACAATGCCGAGCGGATCGGCCGCCCCTGGAGCTTTTGCGGCAGCTCTTTCAGCGCTTGCTTGACTTGCTCGAGCCCCTCGAGCTTGACGTCGAATTTGATACCGTCAGCCATCGCTTAAGCCTTTGATGCAAATCAAGTGCATTTCGTCGTGCGATTCTTTGAGATCGAGCACCGCTTGCACGTCATAGAGCACGCCCGCGCAGCTCGCGCGCATTTTCTCTTGCACGCCCGGCAAGTAACGGATGCGTATACGCACGTCGCCTTGCGCGTGCGGTTGCGCTTCGGTGACGAACTCGCGCCCGCGCTGCGGCTCGATCGCGCCCCATACCGTCGCGAACGGTGTCCACGTGACAATCGGCTCGCCGGCTTCGTCGTCGGCTTCGACGCGCGAGTCGATTTGCACGCGCTTGTCGAGCGTGCCCGCTCTCATGCGAAGCCCCGCCGGTATCGATAAAACTCGAGCATTGCTTCGAGTGCAAACGGCAGTTGACTCACGCCGCCGCCGAGCGCGGCGTTTTCGCGGTTCTCGAAGTGATCGCCGATCAGCAATTGCATCGCCGTCTTAATCGGCTCGGGAATGTTGCCGAGCAAATCCTCGCCGGCCGATGGATAGCCGGCTATGTATTGCACGACATACGGCGCGGCGTCGGTGACGCTGACGATCTCTTGCACCGGCCCGAACGGCAGGCGCACGCCTTCGCTGTAATAGCGCAAATTGATCTCGCGCGTTTGCGTCACCAGACTCGAGCCGAGATACTCTTCGACGTACTGGCGAGCGCTCTTGATCAAGCGCGTGATTTCGGTGTCCTCGACGTTTTGATCGATATGGTGATAGAGCTTGACTTCGTCGAGCGTGAGCGGCTCGAGCGCGGGCGGCACCACGACATAGGACACGTCCCATCCGGCGAGCGGCTCGGGCACG